TTCTCAAGCTCAGCCTTTATTTCGGCCAGTCTTTTTTCGATTTCCTTCAGTCTATCCATCTTTTCATACCTCCATATTGATTAATAGTTTAAGTATCCTTTTCCTCCGCTCTAACGCCTCCCGCCTCTCAGCTTCAATCACTCCGTCGAGCCAAGAACGAGCGGATATTTCAGTGTCTGCGTTTGCAGGAATGGAAACGGCAGACACATCATAAACCTTTTTAATCTTTGTGATTGTCCTGGTCCTGGTTTCCCGGTTATATTTGTCTTCAGCAACTGTGAACGCCCAAGACATTTTTGTGATGAGCCCGTTTTTGATTTCTTCATAAAGCTCTTTTGCTGCTGCAGATTTTGATAAATCTGCAAAAATAAAAAGCCCATTATTAGTAGGCTCTAGTCCCAATGTTCCATTTGACAATCTTGCAAGCACTTTACCTTGATGATCATACTGCATTATTACGTCTGATAGATCCGCACCGTCAAGTGCGTGTCTGTCAATTTCCTCGTAGTATTTGATACCATCAAGCTCATACAGCAGATATGGTTTATTGAAAGTTGTTGCAAATCCTTCAACATAATAATCGCTGTCAATTCTCTTCTCCGCTTCCGGCAGCCGCAGCGGCAGGACTACCGCCCTGTATTCCCTCTCCTTCACCTTTAGTGGCATTACCTTCACCTCCTGAAATTCCTTGTGCTTCCGCTAGGTTCTTGACTTCTGCATACTCTTTACGGATAAAGTACCTATCACCGTCATCAATCGGCGTCATATTAAATATTTCTCGGCCCTCATTATGCGTGAGAAAACCACGGTCAAATAATTGCGTGACTATATTCAGCTTGCTTTGATTACTGGCGTACTGGAGCCGGTTGGCTGTGAAAATAATCTGATTGCCGAAAGCGATTTCCCGCTCCGTAAAGGTCATATTCGACATCACGAGGCTGAGCTGTATGGCAAAAGGCTCAATCTTGCCCTCGTAGAAAGCATTCCATTCATCTTCATTAAAGCTATTTTGAAGAATCTTCTCATTTACACCAAAATAGTTGTATACGTTATTTTTTATGTGGTCCACCTGTGCAGAATCAATAATAAACGGTTTGCTAATTATCTGCTTTACATCAGCATATTTGTTATCAAACATCAGTACACCGCTATTATTTTCAGCAGACAAGTTCTCTTCTGTAAAACGCTTTCTCTCTGCAGCTATATCACTTGACTTAAATATATTGGCTAATTTAGCCATAAAACGTATGTTTGCCGACTGTTTTACACCTTCAATGATACCCTGATTTTGCGTATGCATAAGCTGCATTGTTGGATATAGTGCAGCATTATTCTCCCCAAAAAAGTCATGTTTATATTGAAACTGCGTCATTATTCCAACCTTTTCAAACTCAATAGCTGCTTTTTGGCCAGTGCTGAACGTATACCGTAGCCATGGCTGACCCTGGTACTCAACTACCTCGCACATACTCGGCAGGATGGGGTAGTAACCTGTGATGTATTCTCCTGTTTCATCGGTAATTGGTACGATGAAAGCTGTGTTCTGCACATGCAATATTGTTGCAAGGCGGTACAAGAATTTTGTCGTGTCCATAAAACTATTAGGCTTGAATTGTAGTCTTCTGCCAAGTTCCTTATAGGCGTTTCCACGAATCTCCGGCTTTAGCTTACTGCACTGGGTAGCAATAGCGTGGATGGCCGACCGGGTGAGCTCCATCTCATAAACGCCACCTTCATAGCTTGTAAAAATCGGAGTGTAGCCTGAAAGCATTTTAAAATATCCCATTATTTGTTTCATTGATGGCCTTTTAAAAATCTTTTCAAAAAGTCCCACATTATCACCTACCTTATATGATATTGAGGTAGTCTTGAAGATTGTTAAAAAGTACTGTGTAAGCAATTAAAAGAGAAACAGCGCCATCAATGCGCTGTCTACTGCTTTGCCCTTTTATTGGTCTGATATTTCCGTTTTCATCAACTTTGATGCTTACATTCGTCAAATTCCACTTCAGCACGGGATTATTTCCATAGTTAATTTTCTTAGCGCATAAGTCCGCGCCCATTTCCTTCATTGGTTGGCTCAATGTTTGTGCGCCCTGCCGAACAATAACCATGTTGAAGCCCATGTCCTTCATTTCCTGAACCCAGTACTGGCTGTTCCATGGGTCGTAGCCTATCCAGAGCGGCCGAATGCCGTACTCCTGAAACATCTTGACAAACCAAGCCGTTACATCGGAAAAATTGACTTTGTTACCTTCGCAAAGCGTAAGCAGTCCGCGCTGCGCCCATTTGTCGTAAGGGATTTTATCTTCTTTTACACGCTGTTCTATTAGATCAGCGGGCAAGAAATACTGCTGCAAGCAATATTTCTTATCGCTGCCCGGTTTCATAATAAGCAGCGTTGCACAGCTTAAGTCTGTGGTACTTGAAAGGTCGGCGCCGCCTATAGCGTAACTGTCGCGCAGCTCCTCAATGTCAAAAGTTTCCTCGTTGTTTATCTGGTCAAATGTGAGCCATGTCCCAGCAACTGTATCACGGACGTTGAAGTCTTTGGTCAATACCGTCGGCAGGAAGTCCGGGTCATTCTTTGCCCTCTCCACATTGGCGGCAAGCTCAGCAAAGTCCTTTATAACCCCAAGCCCTGGATTGGCCTTTTCCCACATGCGGAAGTCAGTCCACTCGCTGCGGTCGTCAAGCTCGTATATAAACGCCAAGAACCGCTCGTCCTCCACAATACCATCAAGCACGTTGCAGGCATAAGTGTATATACTGTCAAAGATGCACTCCCGCACAAAGCCGGCAGTAGTAATCATATCAAGAAGCGGTTGCTTTCTGGCACTCATTGACTGCTTAATAACGTCATATAAATTGCGGTCTTTAATAGCATGCAACTCATCTATAATTGCATGATGTACGTTAAGACCATCAAGACTATTACTATCACTTGCCAAAGGTTCAAACTTGCTGAATGTTAGCGGGAAATAAAGGTCTGATTTACGCTTTCTTATATGTTTTGACAGCGCTGGAGATTGGGCTACCATTGGCACAGCATGGTCAGTAAAAACAATACGTGCCTGATCACGCTTTGTAGCTATTGAATAGACCTCCGCGCCTCCTTCGCCGTCGCCAACAAGCATATACAGTCCTAGAGCTGCCTTTTCTGTTGATTTTCCGTTTTTGCGTCCCATGAGCGTAAAGACTTCTCTGCATCGGCGGTAACCGGTTTCCTTATGCACAAACCCGAAAACAGCCTGTATTTTTGCTTTCTGGAACAATTCAAGCCGCATCGGTTGCCCAAACCACGGCGCTTTAGCTTGTTTGCAGAACCGCTCGATAAACTCAATTGGCTGATTGGCCTTCTCTAAATCAAACGCCCACGGGTCACGCGGGTTATTAAGTTCGTCAACAAGTTTCTGGTATTGCTGAATCAGACGCCTGCAGGCGACTATCTCGCCAGACTGGATTTTATTCCAATACTCCAGTATATAATTCGGCAAGCTCATTTTCTCGCCTTCTTCACAAAGGCCATGAGCTCATCTTCTACCTGCTTACCGGCTTCTGGATCGGGCATCATATCAAAAAGCTGTTTGCACACCGTGGCGTATCTGTTTATCATGGCATTGTATACCTTTGTGGCCGGGTGTTCGCGCAGAAACTTCTGCGCACCCTGCTCAAAGTGTTCAATGATACCTTCCTGGTCTATGATGTGCCTGATTTCCTCAAGCGTTACCCGCATGAAGGCAGCTTCCTGGATGAGACCCTCAGCAGCTCTCTGTTTATCCTTTGGCAAATTCTCGAAAAGGCGTTTAAGTTTTTTTATCTCTTTCTTAATCTGGGCTTCTTTCTCTTCCCGGTTGTAAAGTCTCATAATTTTCACCACCTTTTTAGGCCACTTATGCCAGAAAAATAACCCCCCTCATGTGCGAACCCATTCCGAGGTTTTTGGAGGCCTCGCCTTCGGTCTCCTGGGATATGGCTTTTCATTTTTTATGGGGGGGGGGATTATTTTTTTACAATATCTCCGTTTTTATCAAACATCAATCCATCTGAAGTAACATCAGTACTGTGGTGTTCTTCGTTGTGGCAGTCTTGGCATACCAGTTCAAGGTTGTCCCAATTCAATGAAACATTTGAGTCGTTTATATTCTCTGGTGTAAGGTAGATCTTGTGATGAACTATCTTTCCCGGCTTACCGCAACGTTCACATAAACCATATCTATAAGTAAAATAAGCATCGCGACAATCCCGCCATGCTTTGGATTTGTAGAACGATTTTGCCCAATCTTTTCCCACATCACCGCCTCCCGCCCCTGGCATCCATGTGATGTACTAAACCCACATTGACCCTTGATAAAATTTAACCCGAGCGCCACCGAGGAGGTTTGTATGGGACCAGCCGGTGGACGCCCGAGTTTTGAGCAAAAATAAAAGAGCCCTCGTTTTCCAAGGCTCTTATTGAGACAATAATTCTATTATAATTATTATAACACATTAAGCGGACAAAAAACGGACAATTTTCGGACACGAAACGGACAAATTAAGCAGTAACCTTTTTGTAATCTTCAAATCTTTCACAACTGTTAAAAATAAACTTGTTGTTTACCCACCGCTGAAGTTCACGAATTTTTTTAGGAGCATTTTGTTTGTCATATATCATTACATAAGGGTCATAATCTAGTTC